CCGCGGCGGTCGTCACGACGCTCGCCATCGCGGTTGAACTTGCGCGGACCGTTGCGGAAACGACGCTCCTGGCCTTCGCTTTCGCCATCGCGATGGAAATCGCGGTCGCCACGACGGTATCCGCCGCCATTGCCCTTACGATATCCGCCCTTACGGTCATCGTTGTGGAAGCCGCCGGACTTGTGTCCGTAGGACTTGCCGCCGTTGCCGCGCGGCTTGAATCCCTTGCCACCGCGGTTACCCGGCCTGCCCGAGCCGTAGGACTTGTGGTTGCCGTAGGATTTGCCGCGCGATCCGCGCTGTTCTTCTGCCATGCTGTTCCTTATTGGTCTTGAGATACTTGCGATTATTTACTTACGATTGCCTATGCGTCTCACGCCTGTTCGACGACGCCGAGCGCCTTCTTGCCGCGGCGGATGAGCACGAAACGACCATGCAGGAAGTCACCTTCCTGCAACGTCTGTTCCTCATCCTCCACGCGCGTGTTGTTGAGGTACACGCCACCGGACTTGATGGTCTTGCGCGCCTCGGAAATCGACTTGAACAGGCCTGCCTTCATACCAGCCTCGGCCACACGGTCGCCGGCTGCGACCTTGGCGAATTCCCCATCGACCTTCATGCCGTCGATAGCGGCCTCAAGCGTGGACTCGTCGATGTCCGCCAGATCGCCGCCACGTCCGAACAACGCGCCGGCAGCTTCGATGGCCTGGCGAGTGGCTTCCTCGCCATGCACGAAGCTGGTGACCTCCCATGCGAGGGTGCGCTGCGCCTCACGCGCGCCCGGATTGGTCTTGCTTTCCTCGATAAGCCGTTCGATTTCGGCCTTTGGCAGGAAGGTGAACGCCTTGAGCAGGTTCTCCATCTCGCTGTCGGGACGGTTGAACCAGAACTGGTAGAACTTGTAGGGGCTGAGCATCGTGCCATCCAACCAAACGGCGTTGCCTTCGGACTTGCCGAACTTCTTGCCCTGCGCGTCGGTGATGATCGGGCTGGTGAACACGTTCACGTCCACGCCGCGCACCTTGTGGATCAGATCCAGACCGGAGGTGAGGTTGCCCCACTGGTCGGAGCCGCCGATCTCCAGCACGCAATGGTATTCGTCGAACAGGTGCAGGAAGTCGTTGCCCTGAAGCACCTGATAGCTGAACTCGGTGAAGGAGATGCCTTCCTCGGAGTTGAGGCGACGGGCCACGGTGTCCTTGGCGAGCATGGTGCCCATACGGAAATTCTTGCCGACGTCACGCAGGAAGTCGATGACGTTCATCGAAGCGGTCCAATCGTAGTTGGACACGAAACGCACCGGATTGCTGCCTTCGGTCTCGAGGATGCCGCCGATCTGCTTCTTCAGACGATCGGCCCAGCCGGCCACGACGTCCTTCGGGTTGAGCGTGCGTTCGCCCGACTGGCGCGGATCTCCGATCAGGCCGGTGGCGCCGCCGACCAACGCGATCGGATGGTGTCCTGCGGCCTGCAGGTGGCGCATGTTGATGAGCTGAACGAGGTTGCCGATGTGCAGGGAGGCGGCGGTCGGATCGAAGCCGCAATAATAGGTGATGGGCTCTCCGTTCAACGCTTCGGCGAGTCGATCCCTGTCAGTGGACTGGGAAATCAACCCGCGCCATTCCAGTTCATCGAGGACGGAATCGAAACCGGCCTCCTTGAAATCGATGACGTGAGCCATAACTGTGCTTTCTCCCTATCGAATTGTGGACATTACCGCGTTTTACGCACCCTACAGTTTCGCAGAAGACACAGACAGCCGCGTGTGCCGTTTTCCATGTTTTTATCAAAGCGATCACGGAACATGCCGGTTAAAATCGAAAATGGAATCTCCTTGACGAGAAGAAGGGAGGCCTGCATGGATCGCAAAGGCATGAAGGCCAATGCAAGGAAAGCCTATAAGAGACACTATTGGATGATAGTCGTCATCTGCCTGTTCGCTTCGGTGTTCGGTGTCGCCTACAGTTCGTCGACATGGTCGGTGAACGCCAGTTCCCCGTCCGCAACCGTGCAGGAGGATGGCACAGCGCAATCCGACAACGTGTCGAAAGTGTTGGAGAACCTGCTTGTCGGCGATGAAAGCCAGGCACGCAGGCAAGTGGAGCACAATCAGGAGCAGATCGTGCAAAACGACACCAATGCCATGATGGGGCGTAAACGCGGCGTGTTCGCGTCTCTGCTCAACTCGTTCTCATCGGGTTCGGTCATTCTGTCGATGGCCGATGCGGCCAATTCCATCGTGCATAATGACGGCGTCGCCGTGGCCGTACCGATCGTCGTGTCCCTGGCCGTTTACCTTTTCGTATGGCTGTTCGTCCAGCAGAAATATCGCTGATTCTCTGAAAACCGTTCTGTTTATTGGCTTTTTATATGCCTGAGTGATGATTTACCACTCAGGCTACCACCTCTACACTGTCTCAAATATATGAAAATCGGCTATTTTTGACGTCGTGAAGCAGCTAGAGCGGTGAAGGCAGGTCCGTAATCGACTCCATCTCTGTCCATTTCCAACCCTACATGGTGTCGAGCCTATCAATCCGCTGTTTTTCTTATGTTTTTCGTGTTTCGGCTTGCATTACTTTATTTACTGCGCTAATATAGTTTATATCAAGGAAAGGAGGTGAACATGACACCATCGGAGATAATCACCAGCATCTCGCTTCTCGTCGCGAGCCTCGCGGCCCTCATCAAAGCAGTGACCGGACTCGTCAAGGAGATGAGACGGAAACCGAAGAAGAGGAAGTGAGCAAGGGTTCCGGCCAGACCTAGGGGCCGGAACCCCATATCTCCGATTATGCCATGGGACATCATGAGAACGGAATCGATAGTCAGCGCGGTGTTCGCGCTCGGAACCGCCGCCAGCGCATGGTTCGGCTGGCCGTTCGCGCTCACCGCCGGATGCGCCGTCGTCAGCGCCGTCTTCGCGCTCATCGCCGGAAGGAAGGACTGACATGACCATCAAATACCTGAGCGTCACCGACGTGTCCAAGCGCCTCGGCATCAGCACCGCCGCCGTCAGCGCCTACAAGCTCCCCCAACCGGACGCCACCATCGGACGCACGCGCGGCTGGCTGCCAGAGACCATCGACCGGTGGAACACTCAGCGTCCCGGCCGAGGCGTCGGCGGCGGACGCCCACGCAAAAACAAGACTGAATAACAGGAAAAGCCCCTCCCACAGCAGTGCTGAGAGAGGGGCATGTGTTGTTAAAAAACGGGTGTAAAAAATTCCACGGACACTATAATTCCGCAAATTTTTCCGCACCCGAGGTTGAGTTTCCGGCGCGAGTTTGAGTTTCGCACCCGAAAATTAAACTGTCAGGCGTTGCGCAGCGGATTGTAGGCGACGCCAAGACCGCTGGCGATGAAGCCGGCGACGGTCGAAATGTAGCCGCCGACAGCGGCATCGCCGAAGGTCATGAAACCCAAGCCGACGCATGAAGCGATGAGACCGGCAACGTAGACCACGGTGCGCACGCCCTTGGAAAAGACGGGCGTGTAAGCGGTCGGCTGCTGGTTGTCCTGACCGTCTTCGCGTTCGTTGGTCAGGTTGTTGACTGTGGTCTCCAAAGTCGTTGGCGCTACATGTTGAGCCATTTAAACCTCCTTAGAATCGTCCCTGGTTGAGCGCCGACTGCAGGGCGCGTGCGGTGGCGGGGCCGAAGCTCGCGTCCTGAGCCAATCCGTAATGCGCTTGGATGGCGCGAATGGTGGCCGGGCCAAGCAGACCATCAGTGCCACAGCCCAGGCGACGTTGCACGGCGCGGATCAGATCACTGCCGCCAGCACCGTAGCGGACCACCGAGCTGTCGATTGCGGGACGCGCGTAGGTCCTGCCGTCAGGCACCTGCTGGCCGCTGATGATGCCATCCACCGCGGTGCCCATCACCTGCTGCCACTTGCGCACCGTCGCCGGCCCAACATTGCCATCCACTGCGATAGCACCGGAATTGGCGACTGGAGCGGAAGACTGGGCACCCTGGTATCTCAAATAACAATTCCACGGGTAGCTATAATAGGCGCGGATATTGGTTTCGCGGCCGGTCTGATCGCCCGCCCTGCCATACGCGGTGCCACGCTCGCTGATGGACGCCTGCGCGAGCTTGCCGCCACCCAGATACACGGCCACGTGGTGCACGTCGTTCAACAGGATGTCACCAGCCTGCGGATTGCCATTCGCGGGCAGGCGAGTCCAGCCGCGACGCGTCAGATTGCCGCTCAGATTGCCGGTGTAGGTGGCCGAACCGGTATCGAATCCAGCCTCCTTGAGACAGTGGATCACCAGACTGGAGCAATCACAATTACCCCCCGATGGATTGAAATTCCAACGGTCGGACTGGCTGTACCCCATGTTCGCCACGGCGCACCAGTAGCGCATGCGGTTGATCAAAGTGCCGACGCTCGCCATGCTCAGTCCTCCAATCCTTCCACGGCCTTGGCCGCATCCTCCTCGGACACGACCGGAATGCTCTCGGTCGGCAGACTGTCGCCCTGCGGTGTCATTTCAGGTGTCATGACGGTCTTGTCCATGACGTTCTCCCTTCCGCCCCCTCACGGGGCAAATAGAAAGGCCACCCCGTGGGGGTGGCCTTGGTTTTGAAAAAATCGATGTCAGCGCATGTGCGCGCCGTGATTGAACATGAGGATAAGCACGAGCAATAGCAGGTACGCTGCGATTGCGATCATGAGATGCGTCACTGTCGGCCCTCCAAATCACGCCTTGGCGAACAGGACGAAACGGCGCTGACCCGTGCCGGCATCATTCGGTGTCGGATTGCCGCCGTCAGTCAGACCGTCCGGCCTGCGGAAACGGAATCGTATCCTCGTCATTGTTCCTCCTTGTCGAATGATTCCGGCATGATGTCGCCGCGCAGCTCGTCCGGCAGATGCGGTTTCGGATGCCGCTCAAGAAAGTCGGGATCGACGATCTCGCAAAACTGCTGAAGCCAATGGAACAGGCTCCGGGTGTACTCCGCCAACGCGAAATACTTGCGCTGACGGACCTCCAAGTGCTGGATCTGCTCCTCCTGCGACTCCACCTGCTCTCGCAATGGTTTTATGACGGAATCGGTCAGGATGTCGCAGGCTTTCGCGGCGATGTCGGCAGTGTCCTTGCGACGGCTGGAGATCGCGCCGATGATGGCGCCCACTCCCCCGCCTCCCACAAGCGCGACGAGCAGCGAAGTCCAGAATTCCGTGCTCGAAAAGAGATCAAGCGGCGTCATCCGCACTCCATGGGTCGAGGCGCTTCTGGACTTCGTCTCTCAGCGACTTGGGGACGGAGTCGATGGTGCGCGCGCCGGAGCGGACGAGGTTGACGTAGATGGCGACCATGGCCTGCCGCAATGCTGTCATCGCTCACTCCTTTCCTTCGGTGTCGGCGGAAACCGCGGTGGCCTGCGCCTCGTAGAGGGCGGCGATGGCGGTGGCGTTGTCGACGGTCTGCTGCTCGAGCTGGGCGATGCGCTCCTTGTCCTCCATCGACTCGATCTCGGCCGAGCGGATGAGGCCGTCGAACTGCTCGACCGCCTCCTGTTCGGTCAGGTCACGGCACAGGTAGGTCTCCTGCGCCGTGTATTCGGTGGACTCGGTGCCGTCGGCGCCGAGGCGCTGGACCTGCTTGATGTCCTCGCGGAGCCAGATGTCTGCAAGGCCGTCGCCCCGCCGGAAGTATTCGACCTTTTCTAGCGGAGTGGCGCTGGTGACGAGTTTGCTCATCTTTTTTCCTTCCTTGGTTGTTGGTTGGCGCGGGCCAGCGTCCGCTTGGCCATGCGCATTGTCTCGTCCACCTGCCGGCGGCGGCGCACGAGGACGCTGTCGGAGTGGATGAAGTATCCGTAGTAGCTGGCGCATCTGCGCGCCAATGTCAGGTTCCTTGGATGTCGGCGGAATCTGGCGAAGGTCCTTCCGGCACGGAGGAATATTCCCGTCCGGATGTTCGTCCGTCCGGGACGGAACACATATCCGACCATGTCTATCGGCTCGACGCCGACGTGCTTGATGTTCCATCCCGGGTGCATTTCGAGCTTGAGCCGGCCATGGGCGAAGGCGGTGATGCGTCTTGCCGCGATCGACAGGTCACGCTTCGACCGGCCGAGCAACAGAATGTCATCCATGTAGAGGAGGACGTGCGTGACGAGGCGTCTCGTCGTGATGGTGCCGTCCCTGTGCCGCCTGGTTTTGGTGAGTCCATGCTCGCAGAAGTGCCAGATGGCCGACAGGTAGTAGTTCGCCAGATACTGGCTGAGGTAGCTTCCGATGTTCAGGCCGTTGGCTCCGGCGTAGGAGTCGATGAGGTGGAAGACGAGGCGCAGGAGCGTCGCGTCCCCGACGTCGCGTGAGAGCATCGCCTTGAGCGTCAGACGGTCGATCGATGGATAGCATTTGCGCACGTCGAGTTTGACGAAGACCCTGCTCGACGGTTCACGGATCCATTTGCGTATGGCGCGCCTCGCGTCGTTGGTGCCACGGTTCGGGATGCTGGCGGTCTGCCATCGCCCTATCTTCGCTTCGAAGAGTGGCATGAGGGCGAGCACCGCGACGTGGTCGAGGATCTGCTGCTCGATGGCCTCTCGTCCGATGACGCGGTGTTTCCCGCTGATGGGTTCGACGCGGTTGAAGTAGCGGATGCGTGGGTGGTCGAATCTGCCGGTCTCAATCTGGCCGGCGAGCTTGTCGGCGATGGCATCGAGGTCCGGATGCCGCTCCAGGAATCTCGCGACGTCGCGTCTTGATGTTTTGCCTTGCAGGTAATGGTCCGTGGCCTTCCTGACGAAGGCCGGTGTGCCGCAGTGCGTGTGGCGGCAGTATGTCTTCAATTTGAGCTGTTCCTATCTGGACTTTGCGCGGCTGTCGATGTGGCTGGAGGGGTTCCTCTACCGGCCGCGTGCTCGTGTTTCATTTTCGGATCTGGCCGTGGCGTGCCGTCTGGCCCAGATCGTGGCCGACGGTAATCGGAGTGTTCTGATGTTTTCGACAGGATTGTCCAGGTGTGCGG